ACTTTGCGTACTTCTGCGCGAATTGGTGCGGCCTCGTCGTTAAGTTGTATAACGAGCTTCTGGTTGGCTTCAATGTCTTTGGTAAGAGCAACTCGATCGCGGGACTGACTTTTACGGATAGCGTTGGCTTTGTCTGCTCCTTTTTCGTCTTGGCTTCGTACCATGACTTGGTCCACTGCCTCATCCATCTGTTTAAGTTGCTTACGGTTACTCTCAATATTTTCTTTCGCGGTTTTAATCTTTTCGTCATATATGGCTATCTTTGATTGTACATCTCCACTAACTAAATTTTGGTCATTGTGTGCTTTGGAAAGGAATCCAAAGATGCCCATTGAAGTGATCAGCATTAACACTACCACTGCAATGATCATATAATACTTTATGAAACGTGGAGCACGTTCCCAATTGGCCTTGAGCCAACTTGCGCATACTAGTTTGGCTACTTCTAAGGAGGCTCCCATTACAATAATAGGAATCACTGCCGCAGAAAATATTGCGGTAAGACCTACTACAGAATAGTAGATCGCTACCGCAGATATTGTTAAACCAGTTAATAGGAGTAAGTATGCGAGTATCATCCAGTCCTTAATCGAATAAAGTTGATTCGTCGATTAATGTTACTGCTACTGTACCAAATGTTTGACCAGCAGTCATACCTGTTGTTGTCACATTAAGTTTGGCCTGTGTACCTTCTTGTAATGTAGGATCGTAAACACGAGTGGTTGCTGAAGTCACATCACGGATGCCTTTTGAAATTGCATCTTGTAGTGCAATCGCAGTAGTTGTGATTGCTGTTGAACCGTCAATAGCTGTTCCTGTAACTGGAATAAAAGCTGGACGCTCATAGTTCACAGTAAATGCTAAACTAGTTGCTTGTGCATCGCCGTTAGCTTCTGTTAGCGTGATATCACGTATTTGGCAATCTGCAAGACCAGTTAAGCGGTTTGCTATGTTGCGAAAACGCATATTGCCTCTTGCACGGGCTTTAGCTTTGATCAATGTTGTTGGCAAGTTAGCTGTGCTAAAACTATCCCACGAGTTTGGGGTTACACCACCGTTATCGTCGCCGTCTGCGGTTGGGTAATATGTAGTATTACTCATTGTAATTACTACTCTGTACATCTCAGCTTGTAGCTGATCTACTGCATTTTGAAATCCTGATGGCATTATTATGCTCCTATTAATATCATATATTTATCAGCAATTAGCCCTAATGTCATATTCTACACTAGGACCATGCTGAAAGCAAGTTATTTGAACACAATTAATGCCAAAAGTGCGGCCTGCACAAAGAACCCAAATCCAATGGTTACAATGTTAAGCAAGTCCTTTTGAATAGTTGCTTTGATAAACAAACAAAACAATCCTGCCCAAACAAACAATACCAAATCTACAGGAGGCATCTTTTCAGTTAATCCTGTAAGGACTGCAATCATAGTTGGGATTGTGGCTAGATGCATTAGGATAACTGCTACCCAACCTATTGTTTCTGCACTTACATGCGGCGCATGTTCTTTAATCGATTTAACCCACAAATCTAAATTAAGAAGATCACTAACGGTATGTTTAATTCGTTCTGTTATAATTGTTAAAGTCATGTTGTCTCCTAATTATAAAAAATATGACGGCCGATTTTGGCCACAGGTTGTTTGCCCCATTTAGGGTTGATGTAATCTCCATGGAAGTAAAGCGCATTTTTAATTGAAGGCAACCTGAATCCTTCTAACAACACTTTTTTGGCTACTTCCATACTTTCTGTATACACTGGACCATTCATAGGCTTTTTAGCACTAGGGCCTTCGCAGTACCAGCTGAACTGGCAAAGCACTTTTTCGTATACTATATTTTTTTGATATACCACACCACAGATGTCACTTGGGAATTGTCCGCTTTCTGCTCTGTTGATTGTTACTTGGGCTACTGCTACTTTGCCTTCAAAAGGCTCGTAACCTGCTTCGTGATATATGTTGCGAGCTAGACAGTCTAACTGTTTTTGTCTGATGTCTGCTGTAATTGTACTCACGTTTTCGCGAGCATGTTTTAGGGTGTCCAGTTTATAATTTACTGCCTTAACCCCTGCTAGTCCTACTAGCATCATTGCTAAAATAAAGACTACTGTTTTGATAATGCGTATCATTGTAATTTCTCCTTTACGCTGGATCAGGAATCGCTAGTTCCGTCATTTTAAAATATGGCTCTGATACATCTCCTTGTGCGTTAAAAGCCTTACTGCTTATTTGTACTCCAAACCTTTTGAGGTACAATATATAGTTATGCCAGGACGAACAGTATAAAAACATAAGTTTAACCGTTATCTGCGCATTTTACTAATATCAACTGCTTGTTCATCACTAAAAACAGGTACAGCATTGCTTTTATGCATGGTCGCAATGCCTTTTACCATAGTTCCTGTGTAGATTTTTGGTGGTGGAAGTGTTGCTACACCACCGCCGGAATCTCTGCTAGGAATTCTAGGAGCATCTGCTCCGCGATACATAGGCTTAGGAGAACTATAAACTTCACTTGTAAGTGCTCGTTTACGTTTTTTATCTTCTGCTTCGATAGCCCAACGCTTTTGTAGCTCTTTCCAACTTTCGTCCAATTCTCTAGCCTTTCTTGCATGTTCTGCTGATGCGAATTTCTTTTTACCTTTTTTCTTGCCTGTGGTACTGAGCCACGGACCTTCCAAATGCATACTCAAAATAATCTCCAAAAGTTATAACATTAACTAGTATTATACAGTTATCTGTACTTAAAGTCAAGTATTTTTGGTTTAAACTCGAAACGATTCACCGCATCCACAGCGATCGCGTTCATTTGGATTGACAAAATCAAATCCTTCGTTGAGTCCATTGCGAACCCAATCTATAGTTAGCCCGTCTAGGTAAGCCAAACTTTTTGCATCAACTAATACTATAAAATTTGGTTGGCCAAAATTAGTAACGCCTACTTCAGCTTCATACTTATCCACATATTCTATGGTGTATGCTAGTCCACTACAGCCTGTAGTCCTTACACCTAACCGAATACCTACACCGTGGCCTCGCCGTTCTAGATTTTGTTTAATTTTTTTAGTGGCTGTTTCGGTTAAAGTAATCATAAAATTATCAATTCTTCAGGGCCGCCTTTGCCTAAAGTACCCTTGACAAAATAGTTAAAAGCCAAACAATATCGTGTGCTGTCAGATCGATTAGTTTCTGCTCTGTGAAACAAATTACTAGGAAATATCAGTATTTGTCCTTCTTCTGGAGTAACTCTGAAAGTTTTAGAGTTGAATGAATTGTATTCCTTGACACCAATATCAAGCATACCTAATTGCAAGTTATCGTTGGATTTTTGAAAAACCAAATCCCCAGAGTTAGGAGTTACTTCAATATACAATACTCCGCTGATCAGAGAATTGATATGAAAGTGTGCAAAATTATAGTCACCCGGAGGATGTTCCATTATCCAGGAGTTTTTTAAAACTAAATCCACTCCATCAGCAGGACTGTAAATTTTATGCCCAAAGTCTTGAACATGCTTGTCTACTGTTTTTCTTAGATCTTCCAAACCAGGTTCGTTTAGAATATATTTGTTGACAGATATGTTAGCACTGCCGCCGTCTATTCTTTCAAATTGAATTTGTTTGACTATGTCTTTGACTGTGTTGGTGATAACAATTTCACTAGAATATAACGGTATTGGAAACAAAGATGCTAATTTTGTTTTATCCATGCCTATCCTTGTAATCTTTTACAGCGGCCTTTATGGCATCTTCTGCTAGAATTGAACAATGTATCTTAACTGGAGGTAGTGCTAGTTCTTGGGCAATTTCGGAGTTTTTAAGATTGAGAGCATCATTAATGTGCATACCCTTAACCCACTCTGTAACCAACGAGCTACTGGCGATTGCTGAACCACATCCATATGTCTTGAAACGAGCATCTCTAATAATACCATCTTCGTCTACCTTTATTTGTAGTTTCATAACGTCACCACAAGCAGGAGCACCGACCATACCTGTACCAACTGTTGGATCGTTTTTTTCGAACGATCCAACATTGCGGGGATTTTCGTAGTGGTCGATTACTTTATCGCTGTATGCCATACAGTATTTATGATGTTATTTTACTTCTTTTCGTGCGTTTTTAACTGCCGTGACATCGTTACGTGCTTCTTTGCACAACTTAGCCAATTCTTGTAAGTGTTTGCGAACACGAGTACCCGCGGCTCCTACTTCTTTGTCGTAGAACTTTTCGAAATCTGATTCCATTGCTTCTACTATTGCTGTGAATTCTGAATATTTGTTTGTAGCCATTTAATTTCTCCTTTAGGCAAGTACTGAGTACTTATACCTAGTGTACAGGGGTTAAAAATAAAGGTCAAGCGGTTTTGAATTAATTTGGGCCGGGACCAACAAATACATTTGGGCTTCCGCCCTGTACCGCTTGTCCAGAAGATGAAATATCAGAAAATCTACCAACTTGTTTGGTGGCTTTGCCGGCAAACACTGTAGTGGATCCTGACACAATGGCTACACCCTTGGCGGTTGTCGAAGAAACAACAGCGATGGGCTGATCATTAACAAACACAGTATTTTCTCCGGATACTATTGCTGATCCGCCAATGGTATCCAAATTCATACGAGCGGCTTTCATTACTTAACTCGAACTTCGTTCACTGTTTGCAGGCCTTCTGCTTTAGCGGCGTCTGCTGTTTCTTTTGGAAAGAACGAAGCTACCTTTGCTTTGGCATCGATATATGCACCTTTCAGTGCTCCGCCCACTTTAGTTTGTAGAAACCAAGTTGTTGCTGTTTTGAGTGCGGCTGTGCCTGTTTCGGTAATTGTATTAAGTACATAATCAGTGGCCGCGATTTGCCCATTGAAACTTCCAATATCTACTATGTTTTGTTTTAACGTTACATCAAACTGTGCAGGAGTTACTTCTATTGGTTTTTTGCCGCCTTCTTCTCTAGCCGCGTTTGTTGCTAATTGTTGGAAGCTATTATTTTTTTGCTGATCAAGATATGCCAACTGTTGTGTAATAAGTTGACGACCCATCGTGCCTTGAATGGCGGCCGCACCGGTGACTAGTGATTGTATTGCTTCAGTAAGCTGTTGTATACTGGAATTGATCGTACCAGTTTTACTATCGATATTTTTCAAATATGTAGAGATATTTCCTTGACTAACAGCCATAGAACACATAGCCGCTATTGGCGAATTAGGAACATTGGCTCCTATTGAACTCCAATTAGCATAAAGATAGGCTTTGTTTTCGGCACGTTCAGCACTCCAAAGGGTAGTAAATGCTGTGATAGCTAACGGCGTATCGTCTGCAATTACAAACGTGCCTGGACCGCCTGTGAAACTTGCTGTTGTTGTCATTTAATAACTCCTAATAGCACTATTTATGCTAGTTTTATACCTGTCGTGTTTTGAATATATGTATCCGATGCATCTTTGCCGCATGGAGCAAGTACCATAATAGTAGCACGAGAAATCTGTATGTTTGCATCGGGTTCTGTAGTGAACAAGAAGGGAACGAGGGCAATGCCCTTTTGTCCTGCGGTTAGTACCAAGGGCTTGCTTACTGTAATGGCCATTGGATTTTCTTCAACTAGTTTAGCGACAATTTCCTCGCCCGCAGTTGTTTTTATTGTTACTACTTCGCCTACTGTAATACCTTTGTTGATTAGCATGTTTATCCTTTGAGTGTGTTAAAAAATTCTTCGTCTTTGCCTGCTAGGCCTTGATAGCCGCCTGGTAGGAGAACGCCGTCCTTAAAAATCTGTGGTACTGAACGCAAACCCTGATCCATTAGGAACTCTCGTGCATCCGGTTCATCTTCCATCATAATTGTTCTAAACGGAATACCTTTACTTTCTAGTAATGCTTTTGCTCTGTCACAAAACGGACAGTTTTGTTTTGAATATACTGTAATCATACTTCTCTCTTATAACGCTGGTAATTCGTCATAGTCTAATGAATCGCTCATTACTCCTATAACGTAGTTTGTGCTTTCACTTTCTTGTAGTGCTGTTTGTTTACTGCTTGTGTTAACGTGCTTGTTAAACCATGGGATAGGTGTAGACTTAGGAGCAGGGTTGTTGTACTTAATACCAATTTCCTTTAGTGCGCTCACTGCTGTATAGTCTACGAAGTCACGTAGAATGTTAGCGTTTAATCCAATTACAGGACCTAGTTTAAACAAATAGCTGGCCCATTCTTTTTCTTCGCGTATAACATCCATATACAAATTATACACTTCTTGTTCGCATTCTGCTTTCACTTCGGCGAAACGAGAATCTTCCTTGACAACCTGATTAATCAAATAAGCTGTCCAACCTTTGTGTAGCAGTTCGTCTTGTAGAATCAAACTGATAATGTTGCCGTTACCGATAAAGATTTTATTCTCCACCATGGCCAAGCTGGTGGCAAAACTCACCATGAACCTGAACGCTTCTAGTGCATAACTAGCGTGTAGTGCCATATAAATTGCTTTGATATGTGTACGTTCGTTGATCTTTTCGCCTGCTTCTTTACGACAGTTAATCAGATGTAATGCATCATAATAATCGCCTACACTTGATGCCATGTCTACTATTTCTTTAGTGTCATGGATAGTATTAAAAACTTCTTTAGGCACATTATAGATGTTACGAATAATATGACTGTAACTACGACTATGAATATTAGTTTCAAAGAATGTCCAATTGTATACTAGTGCTTCTAGTTCTGGCAAACTTACTACCGGAGTAAAGATTTGGCTTGGGCCGCGTCCTTGCAAACTGTCAAGAGCAGTTTGGCGGAGCAAGTTACTAGTGAAGATATGTTTAACTGCATCAGATGCATCCTTAAAGTCGCTGGCATCTTTGCTAAGACTGATTTCTTCAGGTACCCAGAAAAAGCCACGTGCAGTAGTTTCGAAGTCTGCAATCTTTTTGTACTTAACTTCTTCAAAACGCTGGATGGTAACTGGGCCAGCTGGATCTAGAAACATCTTACGATTCAAGTAGTCTGTCTTTGTGTGTAAATTATATTGTTGTTTGCTCATTAATATGTTCCCAATTCATTATCTTCCATTGATTCTTCAAATAACTTTTCTTTTCAGATTGATAGTCTAATGCCCATGCATGTTCCCACCAGTCTACTAAAACTACAATGTCTTTTTTAATTGCATGATTAGTTATAGTTTTAATCTTACCGTCCTTAGCAAGATAGACCCAACCACTGCCTTGTATAGCCATTGCTACTTTTTCAAACTCATCTTTGAACTTTGCAAATGTTTTGTAATGTGTGTTAATCAACTCTGCTACTTTACCTGTTGGTTCATTACTATCTTTTGGATCCCGGTACTGCTGAAACAGGATATTATGTAAAAATACACCAGCTTCATTAAACACAGGATCACCTTCGCCTGCATTATAACGTTTGGCATACGTCTTGGCAAGATGTTCATAATGATATTCTAAGGTCGCCTTAGAGATAGCAGGATTCAAATCATTCATACCATATGGTAGAGCATCTATTTTTAGTGATGCTGGTCTACCTTCAGTGATGAATTGTCTAATAAAACTGTACGTCATAATTTACACGACTCACAATCATCTTCTAGATCATCATATTGATAACCGTTAATCTGAACTCCGTTAATTTGTGTCTGTTCAGGCGCTATTTCGGCAACTTGTTTACTACCTTGTTTATTAATCAAACTGTAGTAGAACGTTTTTAATCCCCACAACTGTGCTTGCATCAAGTTCTTAGCAATCAACGTAGTTGGAACTTTACGATCTGCAAAGTGCGCTGGATTATAGAAAGTGTTTGTACTAATACTTTGATCAACGTAGGCGGCCAAGACTGCACTTGTTTTTAAATAACCGTCGCAGTTTTTTTGATCCCACATAAGTTGATATTTGTTTTTAAGTTTATGATACTCAGGAACAACTTGTACAAACGATCCTGCTTTTGATTCCTTAACACTGATAAGGCTCATAGGCATTTCAATTCCATTAGTGCTGTTTATAACAACACTACTGCTTTCGACTGGCGCAATAGCCATTAGTGTAGCATTGCGAACTCCGTACTGTTTCATGTTAGTACGTAATGTCTCCCAATCAAGTTCTGGTGTAAAGTCTGCTAGTTCGTTAGCACCTTTGGCACGTAGTTCCCAAGGGAAGGTGCCTTGTCCGTAGCGTGTCTTCTCACTATGTAAGCAAGCGCCACGTTCTTTGGCTAATTCAACTGTTGCTTCCGTTAGGTAAAATGCCTGATGTTCCATCCAACTCTTAACATCTTGTAGTGCGTCTTTGTCGCCGTACTTGAGTCCGCGCTTGGCATGCCAGTAGGCTAGATTAGTAACACCAATACCTAATGGTTGTATTTCATCATTGCTCAGCTTAGACTGTATAGATAGGAAGTCTTGGTAATCAAGTATGTTGCATAGACTACGCTGTAAAATGCGGCAAGCACGGCGCATGTCTTCTGGATTACGGAATGCTCCCCAGTTGATCGAGCCGAGTGTGCAAAGAGCAATGCGGCCATCAGCATCATCAAGACGCTTAAAAGATTTAGTAGGTAATAGGATTTCACAGCATAAGTTACTTTGATAAATTGTGTGGTACTCAGGATCGAATGGTCCTTGATTCATTACGTTGTCGATAAACACTAGATAGATACGTCCTGTATCAGTACGCTCTTTCAGTATGCCTGATTTGAATACTTCTTCAGCACTCATAGTCTTGGTACGTAAGTCTTTACGTTTTTCATATTTGACATATAGCTGTTCAAATAGTGCAGTATCTTTATAAAATGCTTCGTACAAGTCTGGAACTTCGTTTGGGTCAAAGAAAGTTATAGCTTCCTTATTTCGAAATCGTCTCCAGAAGAAGGCAGACAATACCACTCCATAGTCCATATGTCGAACCCTAGTTTCTTCTGTTCCTTGGTTATTCTTAAGAACAATAAGGTCATCAAACTGATGATGCCAAATGGGATAAAATACAGTAGCACTTGCATTGCGTATGCCTCCTTGACTACAACTACGTAAGTCGCCAAACCATTTCTTTAAGAATGGTATCATACCAGTATGCATGATCTCTCCGCCACGGATAGGACTACCTAGTGGACGTAAGCGACCAATTTCTAAACCAATGCCAGCACGTTTACTGGCATACTTGGCCATCATCTCGCCAGAGGCAAAAATGGAATCCAAATCATCATCACTACGAATAAGAACGCAACTACTAAATTGCTTAGTAGGAGTTCCAAGACCAGCCAAAACGGGAGTAGCCAAAGTAAACAAACCATCTGAAGCGGCATTGTAATACTCTTTAATAAAACGCATCCTAGCACTGTTAGGTTCTTCTTTGTGGAACACAGTAGCGGCCGCGACCATATATCTAATTTGTGGAGTTTCATAAATTTCCTTTGTGGCACGATTACGCACCAAGTATTTTTCAATCAACTGCTCAATTGCCGCGTAACCATACTGTTCATCTTTTTCATGATCCAGCATATCATCCATTCGATTCCAGTCGTCTTCGCTATACCATTCTAATAGCTCTGGAGTATATAATCCTATATCAACATTTCGTTTCACAATAGAAAAAAGGCTTGGAGGTGTGTATGTACCGTACACATCTTTACGAAGCATACTCAATCGTTGCTTGCCAGCTACATATTGGTAATTGGTATGTCCTACGTCTGGGTTCTGCTCGACGTCTATAAGATCTACTATAGCCCTTAAAGTGATGCCATCGATTTCTGTTGTAGTTATGCCGTCATAGAAATGTAGCTGAGCTTTGATCTCTATCATTGATTGGCTAACGTCTGCAATGCCTTGGCACACCTTAGCCACTTGCGCTTGCCATTTTTCAATATGTAATGGCTCTTTATTTCCGCTTCTTTTGATTACTGTAATGTTCATTTCGTCCGCTTTATACAAGTTATAATGTGTAGGCAGTATTTAGTGGTTAGGTTATAACTTGTCAATCTTATTGCTAGTCCTGGTTTTCGATAACGATTTCACATAGATACAAGCCTGTTTTTCAAACCAGGTGGCATATCTTTTATATAAATTTAATTATATACGCATTTATAGACAGTGTCTATCAGTTTGATTAAAGCACAGCTGAATACGAGTATAGCAATACTGCGTTGTTATCGCCCGAGCTGGTATTTGAATATGAAATATTCAAACTTTTATTTAAAATCTGTGCGCTGAAGGTTAATAGTGCTTCTTCGCTAGATGCGCCAGTCCAATCATACTCGTCTGTTAATTGAACGGCACTATTAACAACATCAACCATAACAGTTAACTGGCCTCGACGACTCTGTTGTCTAAGTGTACTTCGATACACGTAATTGATAACATAGCCTACACCGTCCGTTGGTAAAGGTAAACGGAACACAAATGAGTTGTTACTGTTATTAATAATAACTTGTCTAATGCCGTAGCTGTTATAAGAAACTAAGCCGCCAATCTCTGGATAGTATGGTACACTAAAAGTAAGTGTGCCATTTGGTGTTGTGTTTGGAACCCCGCTTATAGATAAAGTTGTTCCGTTTAGAACGTTGGTGACAGTTTGACTACTTGTAAATCCTGTGCCGCTGATAACCATTCCAATAGCAATACCGGAAGTAGTAGTTACTTTTAATGTTGTTCCGCTTGAGCCAGTTGGATTGTACGTTGTACTAACGCTTGGAATATTAGTTGATAAGTCATTTGTTCTATCACTTTGATCGTTCTGACTTGCATTACCTTGTACAGCAAAATATATTTGTGGATACTGTGCAGATGTAATGTTACTGCCGCCATTATTACCAACGTTAAGCAAACGCGAATCTCTAGTTGTATTTCCAAATCCGTTATAAATGTATACTGCGTGTTGTTTAACATTTTCAAACAAGCACGATGTTATATTGTTATAACAAGGGCCTGTCAATTGCCCTACGGATGCTAAGTCACTATTTTGACCAAATGCGAATCCTGTACGTGTATCAGACACATACATATTCCTAAATGTATTATATTGTATATCATTGTTCGATGCCACAGCATAACCAAAACCAGTTATGTTAACATTTTCAAAAGTATTACGCTGGCAAGTTACTAATTGGCTAAATGCTGTTAGGTAAATGCCGATACTTGTCTCATAAAATGATTGTGCCCATGCACCTTTAATTAACAAGTTAGTAAATGTACTATCTCGAACACCATCGAGTCTTAAACCATATTGATCATTAGTATTATTGAACAACGTCATATTACTAATTTCAATGTTGCGTGGCTGATTCAAATAAGTCATTGCAGGTGCGCTAGGTGCAGTGAACGTTAGTGTTCCGTTCGGTGTCGAATCTGCGGCCGAACTGATAGTAATTGTATTAGAGTCGTCAATACTGATCACAGTATGTGATGTTGTAAAACCTGTACCAGTAATAACCATACCAGGAACAATACCAGTCGTACCAGTCAATGCGTCGAATCTTGTTAGTTTAATTGTTGTTCCTGCCGATCCAACTGGATTATATGCGGCTTGTACAATGCGTGGCATTAAGCCTATATTCCAATTTCCAGGAGTAGCAGTATCATTTACAAATTGAAATACTGGACCTGGAGTGCTGTGTAAGTTATTAAATTTTATTACAGTTTTTTCTCTACCTGCACCAGTAATAGTTGTATAACTTGGAACATATATTGTTCCAGAAATTACAAAAGTGCCCGCCGGAAAATGCAAGGTAACTCTGGTGTTAAGGTCAGAAATGTTAATTGAATTTAAAAACAACTGATTGACTGCTAGCTGAATTGACGCAGTATCATCTGTTGTCCCATCCCCTGCCGCACCAAAATCAACTACACTAACTTGTACTTCATCTAGCTTAGTTTGAATATCTCGAACGAACGGATAATTAGCACCGGCAGTACCAGTAACAATCGAATAGTCATTTTTCTTGTACTGATAGGTAATTAAGTCAAGAATATTACCATTCGATCCTAAATCATTTTGTGTTAGAATCTTTGTGTTACCTACGTATGGTGCGCCTTCTGCAACTGAGCCATTACCAATCCATAGGTTTTGTGCATCGATACTCCATGCTAATTCACCCGAAGCTAATTGCGGTAAACCACTACCTGAATTCTCTTTACCGCGTCTTACTTGGATTCTTGAGATTTGCACTACAGCCATAATAATATCCTCTATATAGGATATTTATCAGTTTTGATTGTAGTACTGTTCCACCCTATTCCACCATTGCTTTTCCCAATGTTCGAACATATCCGGAGTTAAGATAAACTCTTGGTACGCAGGTTCTCCCCAAGTCATAGGCTTAATTTCGGGAGGTTTCACACACATAAACACAACACCTTTTTGAATATTAGTTCCGTGTACTTTGTTGTGTGCTAGTGCATAAGCTACCATTTGTAAGTAATAGTCTTCAATCCACTCTTGCTTCTTGGGCTTGTTAGTCTGCTTATGGTCCATAATAGCGGCCTCACCTAAGTGCAAGCCTACACAGTCTGTGGTGCCCGCATACAATCCAGGGTAGTAAAGTCCAACTTCAACACCCCATATTTCGTCTACGTTTTTAAGCCCGTGTTCGATAATATGATTAGCCATCTTGTGGCTTTGTATACTATATGGATTAGTGCCTGGAGGATTAATAACGCCTTGTGTAATATAGTCTTCGAGGAACTTATGCATACGTGTTCCACGGCCTGCGGCTTCGGTCACAATTTCTTGTGCTTTCTTTTCACCAACAGACTTTTTCCAATTGAGTAAGGCTTGCACCTTTTCCCATGGTTTGGTCTTGTCTAGGATTGTTGTGACGCTGGGCAGTTTGCCTCCGTCTGGCGTGGCGTATAGTCGCTTGCCTTCTACACTTTCCCTGTTCAAAGGAGTGTAGTCATATCTTTCTTTGAGTAATGTCATAGCGCAATTATACTATCAATTGCGCTGTGTGTCAACTATTATTGTGCTCGTTTTGTGGCCGCCATTGCTGTTTGATCTAGCACATCCTTACCTGGTTCGCCTTGAACTTCTGGATCGGTTTCATTATCGAGTTCACGTTGTTTGCCTGTGTTAATGACAATGCCGTCTTTATCGAATTTTTTAATCAGTTTGGCTTGTTTGATCTGTTGCATGACTTGATCGTTTGGATCGTTCCAACGTGCTACAAATCTTTGATATTCAACGCCTGGTGCGCCGTCTTGTGCAATTTCATGACTCAATGCGCTCCAACGCATTGGAGCGACTGCTTGAGTATTGTCTGCGTTAGCCTGTATAGACTGTAATGCTACTAATAACGGGTCTAAATTTTCAGTTACTTTTTTTTTGATTGAGCCAACATCATGCCTAGTTTACGGCTGTATTGTGATTCTCTCATTTCTCTGCCTGCAGGGCCTGCTTCAGCACCTGGCATTTCTTCGCCCGGCATTGGTTCTTCGCCTGGAGCCATACCTAGACCTTCTTCGCCTGGTACTGCTGGAACTTCGCCTGGAGCCGCACCTGGTGTTGCACCCATCATTTCACCGCCGCCTTGTCCTGATACAATGCCAAGGCCTGAACTTAATGAACCGCGAGTCTTTTCTAACGATGCATAAATTTCTTCTAGTGCTGGACGAATCGCCTGTGTGTATTGTTCGGCAACATCAGAACCTAATTCTTCTCTTATAGAGTCTATTAATTGTAGGAATTGTTCAGCTTTCATAGCTGACACATCATCTAACCAGCCTGTGATACGATCAACCATGTCTTTGGTAGACATGATAATTTTGGCTTTTTCTTCTTCGCCTTCTTGTAGATATACAATGTGGTTAGCAACATTTTCGCTTAGGTCATAACGTAGAACTAATTCACTTGCTAATTCGCTTTGATCACTCTCGCCTAGGTTGATGCGTCGGATAGCGTCAGCGATCCAACTACTTGGAACTGAATGTTCCTTAGCTTTTAAGGCTAGCTTGCCTAAATAAATGTTATGGTCCATACTTTCCTCTGCTTTTTGTTTTTTATCTTTGCCGCCTTTTGCATCTTTACCTAAGCGGCCTGCGATTACATCACCGCGTGTAACTTTGTCGTATGGTTTAGCATTGTTGGCTAAATTACCATCGCCCTTGCCTTCTTCCATAGAAGCTTCACGCTCTAAAATCTCTTGATTGATAACATCATGTAGCATACGTACTTTTTGATACTTTGGGCTAGTAGAAACGCTATCGAAGCTTTCACTAACCTCGAACTGGCTCATTTCAGTGCGCATTTTATTGCGGGCATCTTCCAATTGAGCATCACTAAAATTTTCAAGGTTTAGTTTGTACCCTAACTGACGAGCCATATTTTCGTTAAGTTTTTTACTTGTAACTGGTTGAGAAAGTTCTCTAATGTTCATGATTATATCCTAAGCTATCATCTAATATTTATACAAAAGACCAACGAAATAGCTTGGAGATTTCCTCTTTGTATTGATTAGCTTTCCAAGTGCTGTCTTCTAACTTATTTAACAGAATCAAGTAACGTTCATATTCTTTTGTCTGCTTGATATTATGCTCGTATACCATGCTTCTGTAATGGTTGCTCCAGTACTTGTTATCTAATAATTTGATTTCGTTATACTTTTCAATTCTAGTATTGCTCAGGGCTTTGGCCGCAATAAGCGCACAGGTCCTAAGATTGAATTGGCCATGTATATCGGATCCTGTGCGCCTGTTATAAATGCACCAATTACCCTGCTTGTCTTGTCTAACAAGATAATCCTTATATGCTACACTACCGTCGGGTAATGGGATCAACGGCACTATCTTTTTGAATTCAATATTCAGCACATCGGCTAATTTGGTTATATTAGCCGGGCTTGTTGTTTTCTTTTGTTTAGGTCTAAATTTTGTTTTGGTCATTGGCTACTACTTTAGGATTTACCATCCCTACTTTAGTTACCAGACTTTTGCGGATCAGAGCCTCGATCCTGAACTGTTCTTGCTCGCTTAGACTGGAAAGCAAGATAGGAGTTTTCAGCTTGTTTAAAATAACAGCTTCTTCGTTGGTAGTAAAAACACCAAACTCTCCTAATAGCTCGTTTATTCTCATAGACCTGATAACAACTTAATACGTGATACTTCTGCCGATTCTTCTAACTTTTGAAATTGACTGGGTCTTGGGTTGTTTGTATTATACGGCATGTGTTGTGCTGGAGCATATTTTTGATTTGTGTTACCGGGCAAATGAGACAGTCCAGTAATCTCTGAGAAATCACGTGGACTAACTTTAAAAACTGTACCTGTGGCTAGTGCAAGATATTTTTTGCCGTTCGCTTCAATATATCGTTCTTCAAAATCAGGTGCTGATCTTGCAATCAATTCAGGAGTGATGTCACCGCTGGCTTTTTCTAAAGGAGTACCTTTAATATTACCATTATCCATTACCATTGGACGCAATGGGTTTGCTATGCTGACCTTAGGAATTTGTCTTGGAACAGGTTCTTCTTGTACTTTGAGATCTTGGCCAGGCTGTATTTGTTGATCTGGACTAACAGCACTACTAGTGTTGCTTGTCTGGGTATTAGCTGTTGGTTTGCCGTCAGGGCCTTTGGTAATCATATTACTAGGAATTTCACTAGTGACACCGTTTGGCATAGTAACATCGACGCTACCAGGTTTATCGCCTTGTGCAGGATTTACTTTTGTTATCTTGCCTGGAGTACCTTGTCCGGGTATTGGGCCATCTTCGTATACAATTTCTTTAACTTTCATATGTGTTTTCCAAACTTAATTGGTTATCCTTTAATTTAGTGATCCGTTTGTGTATTGCATCAATCTTGCCACGACTACGTAGTAATTTAAATGCTAGGTTCTCTACACTAAACTCGCCACCTCGGGCTAGGCCAGCTTGCCGCAATCTCTTTAAATCTGCCGCAACACTCTCTAGTGTATTTAAGTCATTTGACTTGAGAGCTTTGTTAATCATAACAGCATAACTGCGGGCTTTTTGACGTACTTCTTTGTCTGTTACTTCCGGAGTCTTATGCTCAGGCTTAGTGATCCATTGATTGTTTAGTACACTGTATATGCCAGCAGAATGATGTGTTTGTTTGGCATCCTGCACATACACTTCCACATCAATACCATGCAACTGTATTTTGTGTTTGAAATTGTAGTTGTTCTTTTTAGCATCAAACAGTTCACGTATAACAGGATCATCTGGCATGACTACTATCAAGTGTAGATCCACATCACTGTATTCGCTGTAACCGTAACTGGCATTGGATCCACTGATGGTTATGTCTTTTAAATTAAGTTGGGGAAGCGCAATAAACTGCACAAAATCTTTGGCAATGGCCATGAGTTTACGGCGGACATCCTGTTTTAAGAATGTGCCGGTCCATAGCTTGGGATTTAGTGTGCTGTGATAGGTAACAGCTTTGACAAATTCGTTTATGCGCATTCAGTATTTAACTGAATTACAATCCTAGGAACTTTAATAAGTGTGGCAGATTCATGGTGTTGATCCAACCAGCGCCTGCCGCAAATGCCATGGCGGTCAGTGCGTACTTGACCCATTTGTCTTTGGTTGTTTGTAGGTCTTTGATTTTGTCAGCGAGATCAGCATGTTGACTGTTGCTGGCTTCAGCCATTTCACACAGCTTCTTGTCCAACAAGTCACGGGTGTTGTCTAAACAATCGTGCATATCTTTGACGTCACTCTTAAGGTCGTCAATTTTTTCTTCTATTGCATGTACTTTGGTTTCTACTATTGCTACACGCTCAGGTAGCATAGCTAATTGCGCAACTGCTTCTTTTGTGGCCATCTTGGCTCTCCAATGTTTTAAGTCAGGGACTCGCTCCGAGTCATGTGCCTAATGTATGATTGAATGCCTAAGTGTTTACGTGAGTTAAATTTGCCTACAATGTTATTTATTACTTTTGGTGAAAAACAATATTTCGACTAGGGCCATCTGTGACGAACACCGCATAGTTCTGTTCCAACTGCTCAGTTAAACTAGCAATGTATGGAACTCCAGTAAACAGTTCTTTCAAATGTCCTACTGGGTCTTCGTCAACTTCAAAAACATAATCATGTTCTGTATAAAAATCAAATCGCCACATTTTGACAATGGTATCAAATTCAAAACCCACAAGACTGCCTTTAACTTCCACTATATCTGGACCATGTCTATAAGTTATGTTGGCACGTATTCCGATTGTTTGTACAATAGTGTTGAAATTTTGTTCTTGCCATCGTGCAAGTTCCTTACCAGGTTCGTTGCGAAACTGCCCAGTATGAGTTATGTCTATAGTTGTGTATAGCTTGTATTCCATAGTGTTATTTAACTACGTACTTAATGCAGGCCAACAAAAAAGGACCCGAAGGTCCTTAGTTGCTTCCCATCCCTGAGAATAAACTTAATTACTATTAAGCGTATGTACCAACTGTCGCGCCAACGAAAATTGCGCCAGCCGCTGTAGGTAAAGAACCAGTAACTGCTACAGTTGTAGCTGTACCTGCCGCACCAGCACCGCTTCCTGCCGCTGTTCTGTTGTCTAAGAAACTCTTGATAGCGGCTTCTAAAGCACCGTATGTCTTAGCTTGAACGTTGCTTGATGCTTCTGCACCGTTAATTGTATCACCAGAAACTAACAATGTTACTGCTGTTGCTGTTGGGATACCAACGTAGTAGATTTCACCAAACGCTTGAACAGTACGGATAATTTGACTGAATACGCTGTTGTTGTTAACGTAAGTTGTGTTAGCGAAAGAACCACTTGCATTACCGTCTTGGTATAGCATGTTGTTCAATGTACCGCCAGACAATGTTACTGTGATAGCACGTAGGTTACGTGTACCAAAGTTACTGAAATAACTGTCTGTACCGTATGAATCAATTTGTGGCATTGCCTGGTAGTTACCGGCAACTGTTGTGTTTAATAATGATGGCATAATAATCTCCTCTGAATATGCTTATCAAATACTCACTACTCTGTGAGCCTTTGTAATTTTATTTAGCCGTTTTGAAAAAAATGGTACTTATAGGGCTAATTTTTGGGAGATAGCCTTAAACCAGTCTATGCTACCTTCTTTGAGAAAACGCTCGGGATACTTCTTCTGCATATCGCCCTTAAACTGTGCTAGACGTGGGTTATCTATGCCTTGTGGTATATGGGTTAAAATACGATCTACTGTGGCCAACCAGTCTTGGTTTGCTTGTGGGTTAGCAAATAAATGCTGTGCTATTTTGTGTATGTCACGTTCTACTACTTCGCCGTTGGCACGATTCTTCAATGAACCACCCATGCCATAGTAAAGGAAAGTACGCTCTAAATGATTAGGCACACTGTTAGCTAGACTGGCAAGGGCAAACTGCTGATCCTGTCCGTCCCATTCGTAATCTTTGGCGTAATCATGTTCATGATGTTTAACTGTTGTAGCCGCGTGTTCTGTAGTTGGAAAGTCTACTTGATAGTATGTAGGTAAACTAGTGCCCAGCGCAGGTACATCTACTTGTTCACCTGATGGTATACCCAAATGTACTTGTTCGCCTGTTTGAGTAACTGCTTCAAATTGCTTTTTAAGATACTGTGCAAATGCCATACGTATTTGCCCATCATCGGCATTGGCTTCCAGTCCTAGTTTAGGAGCAACTTCTTTACTGCTGATATGGATATCAATATCGCCTGCGTCTTTTTTAACACTGCCTAATTTATAGTATGGATGGCTCTGATGCCAACTGCCAGCACTGCCGCTGGTCCAATGTCCTTTAGTACCTAATGCATTTAATACAGGCTGAATTTGTTTAACTATGGTTTCATACTGGCCACGTGGAATACGCACGATTACACCGCGGATCATTTCAGGCTTGATTTGTTTCTTTGGCTTGGCACTAGCACCTAAACGTTCTGCGTTTAATTGTTCGATACCATACAAGCCAGCTGGCTCTAGTGCAAAACCACTCATGGCTTCTTGCTTTCCTGGATCTTTTTAATGCCACGCTTAAATTTGGCACTGTCGCCACTGCGGATAGCATTAACGAATCGGCGTTCGAGTTCTGCTGATGTTTCAATGTCGTAATTTTCACGAATCAAAACCAGCAAGTTAACTGCGCTTTCTATAATATTCGAGCCGCGGCTTTCAATGATCAAATCGGTATCTCGTTTGACTCCTAAGTCGCTTAACTCTTGTAAAATACTACGGGTGCTTTTACGCATACTTTGTGTTCTCTCTTACTCTATTTATTTGATTGTAACATTTGTTTAAAAGGAAATCAAGAGGGTTGGATTTAATATTAGTGTAACACTAGGCGAACTAAATACTCAGTAGAAACCATGAGTAACTACACACATTTTACACAGAGGATCACAAAATGACAACTTTATCAAGCAAAATGCTATCTCTTATGGAGAGACTAGCAGAAATGTTCCCTAAGGCAGGCTATCAAAGCCGTTTGGAACAATATATCAACAGCAAAAACCCAACCAATGCGGCAGAAGTGGACTACTGGCAACGTCAGTATGATTCAGAAGCGCAATACTGGAGCCGTGGATTATGAAATCAATCTTAAACACAATATGGCAGGTACTAGTATCAGTAGGTGAAGCTCGTCATGCGGCTTATCTTGCCCGTCAAGGTCGAGTAGCAGAAGCCAAGGCTATATACGGAAGTTAATATGGCAGAAGCTATTGCAAAATTTGAAGCCAAGTATGGCGAGAAATGTGCGGCATGGGCTATTGCGGCCATAGTCGCATACTTGTTTATAGCAAGATAGTCATTATACTATGTTTTTTAACAAAAGGCATATATAATAACTGTAACAGCAAAAGTTGTTACAACACACAAACATTACACACAGGAGATTTAAAATGTTTAATCAAGCAATTGACGCCATTCAAAGTGGCAAGAAGACAATCGTTAACACATTTGTTACCGATAAAGAAATCCAATCAAAATTGGTCACATTAATCGAAGCACAAACTAAGTTTTATCAAGGTTGGGTTGACACAACTTTAACACTTGCACAAACTCTAGCTTCAAGTGCTAAAAACACAGTTTACAAAGGAGCAAAATAATGGCTTTTGAAACTCCAAAACTACCAGAAGTTAAGTTCAGCAAAAACGGATATGAAATTCGTGCAGACATCCTAGCACTAGCTAAAGATGCTGTTCTAGAAGAATATCATATGAAGTTTAAAGGCTGGGAAATGTCAGTTGCTAAGGACGAGAAAACAGGTCAAGTCGTTAGCACAGTTGCAATGCCAGAGTTTCCAGGAATGGAAAAGATTATGGAAGCGGCTGAAAAGTTCTATGGTTTCGTAAATAGCGGAACCAAGAAGTAAGCATAGCTTGTTCGCCAGAATAGCGTAACATTCACTAGCACCTTCGGGTGCTTTTTATTTGGTTTAGCCTATTGCGTCTTGTTCAAACAAGTCAGGATGCTCTTTACCCCAGTTACGCATGATAATGGCGGCTTGTGCATTAGCTTCATTTTCTTGTGGACTACCAGTTGCACCTGCATTTTCATCTACTAACTGATCTTGTAAGTCTTGTTTGTAATGTACAAGCTCATGTGCCAATGTACGACACACATCCATGATGTGACGATTCTTTACAGTGACATCAATATGTTTTTCGCCTGGCATGTATCCGCCAAAGCTCTTACGGTCAACACTTGTGTTACTGTCAAATATAAAATCAAACTTTGGTAGTGTTTTTAATTCTAATGACTCGGCCGCAAAACGCACAAACTCATGTAGTATTTTAAATGTACTACGCTTGTCTAAACTTTCAGTTAGTATCTGTGTTACTTTCATACGCCGTATTTGTTACGTTTAATTTTAGCTACTGGACTTGTTGTCATTGTGCCGCTGGCTTCTCTACTTTTATCGTCTGCAACTCGTGTGCCTTTAACGCCCATTAGTTTATCTGCCATCTTGACTACTTCTTCGTCTTCAGGAGTAAAACCAACAATGGTCAAGTTTTCAGCCCAACCACTTTCTTGTTCAAAATCTACATGTCCAGCCGCATCTGCACGGGCGGCCGCTATGGCTAGTCCATAACGATACTGCATATACGGATCAGTATTACGTAGTTGACGTTGTACCCAAACACCAGGCAAAGCCGCATCTACATCGGCACCAATGCCAACAAACGATCCGTGTGCTTTTGCGCCTTCAGGTAAGAATTCTTTTGCTCTCATATCTATATTTAGTAAATAGCATATTATGATAAACAAAGAACCCTTTCAAAAACTAATTACAGAACTTAAAGAAAACGGCAAATATCGTGTGTTCAACGATATTGTACGTGAAAACGGCAAGTTTCCCCAAGCTATCTGGTACGGGCCTTACAACATTAAAAACATTGTAAACTGGTGCAGTAATGATTACTTGGGCATGGGTCAACACAAAGTTGTCTTAGATGCCATGCACACAGCACTGGATCATACTGGAAGCGGTTCTGGTGGTACACGTAACATCGGCGGCACTAGCCATTATCACGTGGCCTTAGAGCATGAGCTGGCAGGATTACATAAAAAAGAAAAAGCAGTATTGTTTAGCAGTGCTTATGTGGCCAACGAATGGACACTAATTGCCTTAGCTAAGATTATTCCAAACATTGAGTTTATTAGTGATGCTAACAATCATAACAGTATCATTGTAGGCATAAGTCATAGTAAGGCTAAGAAAGTTGTATTCAAACACAACGACTTAGAAGATCTAGAACAGAAACTTAAGATTAGTTTTGCACAAGGCAATACACCCTGTGTAGTATTTGAAAGTGTATACAGTATGGACGGAGATTGTGGCCATATCAAAGAGATATGTAAGTTAGCTGAAAAGTACAAGGCAATTACCTATATTGATGAAGTACATGCTGTAGGCTTGTACGGTGCTACTGGCGGCGGCAAAGTAGAAGAGCTTGGACTTGAAAACAAAATTGACATAGTCAATGGTACCTTGGGAAAGGCCTATGGAGTTCAAGGAGGCTATATTGCCTGTGATAAGATTGTAGCTGATGCTATCCGTAGCGTGGCCGCGGGCTTTATCTTTACAACTAGCATGAGTCCAGTTAGTTGTGCTGGTGCTATGGCGGCCGTTAAGTATCTTAAGGATCATCCTGAGATCCGTGAAAAACATCAAGAACGTGCTCGTAAACTAAAACATCGTTTGGGTGTTGCTGGAATTTCTGTTATGGATTGTGCTACAGAACACATTGTTCCTGTACTTGTTGGTGATGCTAAAAAGTGTAAAGCAATGAGCGATGCACTATTAAATGACTTTAACATCTATGTACAGCCAATCAATTATCCTACAGTTGATGTGGGAACGGAGCGGTTGCGTTTTGCACCTACTCCGTTTCATGATGATGGTATGATTGAAGACTTGGTTAAAGCTCTGGTGGCTGTGTCACAACCGGGCTATCTGAAGTTAACTTAAATATATCGTTTTCTATTTCAGCAGTACCTGATTCAAATATCATACAGTCTGTTGTCAATGCTTCTAATTGATGCGGCTGTAATGGTTGGCTAGTAAATACATCACCTTCCTTTAGCATACGCTGTTTTGCTTCGCCGGTAGTTACATCTATCCAGCGTACAGCAAAGTTACCAGAGTTAACAAACCAACTTTTAACTTTTATTTTATTGAATAAGATCGGAGTTGTTGCTCCAACATGACTGAATACTAATATCTTACCACAATGAGTGTCTGTGCTTGCCCAAACAATTTCTGTGCCCCATGGAGTTTCCACAGGGCCAGTTTTACGAATCGATGTCATACGGAATGCCTCCTAGTCCTAGTCCTAATCTACTTATGCTATTATACAGGGCTATAAGGATTTCTTGGACGATCGGTGCCATCGTCTTCAGGATAGACTGGATAGTCATTGGGATTAGTCGTCACTAGCATTTGCGCCACACTTAGCACGTTTGGCTTTGGTCAATGCACCAAAGTCTACAGGCCATTCTGCACCAGGAGCTAGTTCTTTAGCGTTCTTAGGGAAAGCAAAGTTAATGCCAGCTGTCTTTTCAATTTGTGCAATTGGCATACGGAATGGAACTAAGTTGTTACCTAAGTTAGGATATGGTACAACATGCGGGAACGCCCATCCTGCAATTTCTCCTGTAGCTTGATTGATAACAATCTTGTAGAAGCCGTGTGGTACAACTACACCCGCACCAATCTTCTTATCTGTAGCATCATACACACCGCCAGCGATGATGGTGAATGTTTGATTGCGTTGTACTGCCCAACCGCGAACTGAAGTTTCTAACAGTTTCCAAATGCCACGATTGAGTGAACCAGCTTGTGGGCTCATGTTGGTCATTAGGAAAGATTCAAACTCTACTTGTGGATCCCATGACAGGTCTCCGTCTGGAGCCATGTGTCCTTTATCGTAACCTGTAGCCGCATAGTCGTCTGGACGAGCGCCGTTTGGTACACTTTGATCCGGAGCAAACGCATTAGTACGAGCAACACATCCTAGTGCATTAGGAGGAGTCAACGTATAAGCAACATAGTTTGGTAATTTAGCAGGAGCGTCATAAGCAACTAGATAAGCCTGACGGCAAATTGGTTGTAGTTGACGTGCTGTTTGTGCGAATCCATAAGGTTGATGAACAGCACAGGCTTGTACTGGATTTGGAGCTCGTTGTGTCCAAGCATTAGCTAGTCCGCTAACGGCAATTAATAGGACGAATAATAGTTTTTGCATAATAGCACCTTGTAATTAAGTGCTAGTATTTATCGTTATGCGCCGCGTATCATACAGCCACTGAAATGCGAAATTGCCGATCCAGCTGTGGTAGTTCTGCTGGCACCACTGGTTTGCTGAATATAAAGTTCAAAGTTGTCTGTAGTACCATTGGCATAAGCAATGTCAGATATCTGCATCGAATAGAAGTTGGCACCTTGTTCAGTTCCAGATTCGTTAGTACCACGTGAATATTCTGACCCGTTCTTGTACAACACTAGCATGACTTCGCCGGTACCAGCTGTGCCGCTGATACGAATTGTAGCATTGAATTGATAGTAGCCCTCAAGTGTAGGCGTGAATGTGTAAGTACTGTCGCCAAAACAATTATCAGTATCAAAAGTCTCG